GAGCCATTTTGAAGCAATCCCCCCTTTTTTTAAAATCAGGTAGGTATATACGATATACTGATCAGATAAATTTTTTTAATTTTTTTTAAAATGATATTTGTTCTCTCCTTGACACTTGCAAATATCATAGGCAGGAGTATCACGCACTATATATTCTCCTCACTTTTACTCCTGCCGACTAAGTAATGAAATACAAACCAGAAGAAGAAAAGCAATTAATGTCAGATCTATGGTCTTTGAACATTAAAGACAACCCATATAATTTCGTTAAGTATTGTTTTTCATGGGGACAAGAAGATACCCCTCTTGAAAATTTTACTGGACCTCGTAAGTGGCAAGAAAAAATTTTAAAAGATATTGCAAACCATATAGCTAGAAATGAAACAGTAGATTTACCAGAAATGTATAGACTCGCAGTTGCTAGTGGTCGTGGTATTGGAAAGTCTGCTCTAGTTTCTTGGCTAATACTTTGGCTTTTATCTACTAGACTAGGATCTACTGTTATTGTAACTGCAAACACCGAGCAACAATTAAGATCAAGAACATGGGCCGAACTAGGAAAGTGGCTAACTTTAGCTATAAATAATCATTGGTGGGAAAAAACAGCAACAACAATAAAACCTGCAAAGTGGTTTGAAGAAGCATTACAGAAAGATTTAAAAATAGACACCGGCTATTACTACGCACAAGCTCAATTATGGTCAGAAGAAAATCCAGACGCATTTGCAGGTATTCATTCTAGTTATGGAGTTTGTTTAATTATGGACGAAGCATCAGGTATTCCAGGACCGATTTACAGCGTTTCTGAGGGATTTTTCTCTGAACCAACAAAAGATAGGTATTGGTTCACATTTTCAAACCCTAGAAGGAATAGTGGGCCGTTTTTCGATAGTTTTCACGGCAAAAGATCTTTTTGGAAAAATGAACAAATAGACTCAAGAACTGTAGAAGGCACAGACCAAAAACTATTTCAAAGTATGTTAGAACAATATGGCGAAGACTCTACTGTTGCTAGAGTAGAAGTATTAGGAGAGTTTCCTAGTTATGACAATGACACAGTTATACCTATGGAATTATGTCGTTCTGCCGTTATGCGAGAAGTAGATTTAACTGCTTCTGAGCCGATAGTTTGGGGAGTTGATGTAGCCAGGTTTGGTGGCGACAATTCTGCACTCTGCAAAAGACAAGGAAACTCTGTATTAGAAATGAAAACATATAATTCTATGGATTTAATGGCGTTATGTGGAGCTATTAAAAATGAATATGATGATTGCACTACACTAGAAAAACCAAGCGAAATATTAGTAGATGTAATTGGTGTGGGATCTGGCGTAGTAGATAGATTATCTGAGTTAAACTTGCCGGTTATTGGTATCAATGTAGGAGAGTCCCCTTCTAGTAAAAAGAATTACTTAAATCTCCGAGCTGAGCTGTGGTTTAAAATTAAAGAATGGCTCTCTGGTAGAGATGTTTTTATGCCTAGTGATGATGAATTAGTACAACAATTAGTGTCGCCAATATACAAATATACATCTACCGGAAAAATAAAATTAGAAAGCAAAGAAGAAATGAAAAAGAGAGGTATTAAATCTCCAGACAAAGCAGACGCATTAGCTTTAACTTTTGCTTCTACTTCTGCCGTTCTTGGTGGCGGAAGCTCATTTATGGGGTATAATTTTAAACGACCAATAAAATCCAAAATCTATAGAGTAGGATAATTGTATGGAATATAAAAAAGAAACATCTGTAAGCGTTTCTACAGAAGTTGTAGAAGACGAATTTGATGAAGAAGAATTACAAAGCGTTTTAAAATCAGAATTAGACGACGCTAAAGATTTTATAGATCAGCTCGGCGACGAGAGAGCTGAGTCCACCGAATACTATTTAGGCAATTCTCCGGAAGGCGGAAGCGATATTCAGTCTGAGTATGTTTCTACAGATGTTAGAGATGCTGTCTTGCACATCATGCCTTCATTAATGCGTACATTTTTCGGCACAAGCAAAATTGTCGAATTTACGCCTAAAAACCAAGAAGATATACCTGCGGCACAGCAACAAACAGACTATGTGAATTACATCTTTAGTCAAAAAAATCCAGGATTTAATATTTTATATTCTGTATTTAAAGACGCACTAATTAGAAAAGCAGGTTTTGTCAAAGCATTTTATGACTCAAGCATAGATACGACTACACACGAATACAAAAATTTATCTGTTGAGCAATATATTGCAATAATGACAGACGAAGATATAGAGGTCTTAGAAGAAAATCCAATTATGGAAAGCAGGACAATAGTTAATGAAGACGGCAACAAAGACTCAGAAGAAGTAGTAGTTGCTTACAACCTAAAAGTTAGAAAAGTAAAATCTTCTGAAAAAGTTTGCATTGAAGCAGTACCTCCAGAAGAAATTTTAATATCTAGAAACTCCAGATCTTTACATGACTCGCCTTATGTTGCACATAGAATGATTGTTAGTGTTTCGGATCTAGTTGCTATGGGATATGACAAAGAGGAAGTAGAGCAGTACGCAAATTACGGCAACGACGCTTCTAACGAAGACGAAAGAAAAGCTAGAAATCCATTACACGAAATAAATGATCCAGACAGAACAGATGTAACCGGACAGCAAATTTTATATATTGAACATTATGTCAGATACGACAAAGATCAAGACGGCATTAACGAATTACTCAAGGTTTGTACAATCGGGGACGGCCTAGAAATAGTAAATTGCGAAGCATGGGACGACTTGCCAATCGTAATGTTTTGCCCAGATCCAGAACCGCACACAGCAATAGGATCTTGCCCGGCAGATTACTTAAAACCTATACAAGATATTAAATCGCAAATAATTAGAGATAGTTTAGATTCACTAGGCCATTCTATTTTTCCTAGAATGGGAATAGTTGAGGGCCAAGTTAATATAGATGATGTTCTTAATAACGACATAGGGCAACCTATTCGTATGCGACAACCAGGAGCAGTACAACCTTTTTCTGTTCCGTTTAGCGGCAAAGAAGCGTTTCCATTTTTACAATATTTAGACGAACAAAAAGAAAATCGTACAGGCGTTTCTAAGGCAAGTGCAGGTCTTAACGCAGACGCTTTACAAAGTTCGACAAAAACTGCCGTTGCGGCAACAATGTCCGCCGCACAGGGCCGTATCGAGCTTATATGCCGTCATTTTGCAGAGGGCATGAAGGATTTATTTGGTTTAATCAATAATCTGTCTATAAAAAATCAAGATAAAGCAGAAATCATTAGACTAAATAATCAATTTGTTGAAATAGATCCTAGATATTGGGACACCGATAAAGATATGGTATGTAATGTAGCTATCAGTAAGTCTAGCGACGAAGAACAATTAGCTACTTTGACTAGATTATTGCAAAAACAAGAGCAAATAATACAGACTTTAGGACCAAGAAATCCTATGGTTTCTCTACAACAATACGCAAATACCATTACAAAAGTTATAGAAATGGCAGGATTTAAAGATACTTCACAATTTATTAATCCTGATATTCCGCCTATGCCGCCAGAAGATCCTAAATCTAAAAAACCAAGTCCAGAAGATCAATTGGCTATGGCAGAAACTATGAAGGCACAAGCACAAGCTAGAAAAATTGAAGTAGATGCTGAAACTGATCGTATGAAAGTTGTTATGAACGACGACTTAGAAAGAGATAAATTTTTAGTAAGCACTAAATTACGAATGGCAGAGTTATATGGCAAGTATGGCCAAAATGCCGTTGATTTAGAAGAAGTTAAACAAATCCTAGAGCAAGATAATGACGAGCTAAGAGCTATGCAAAAAGCAGAATCTCAAGGATTGTTTAAAAATGAAGGAAGCTAAAAAACTTTACCATATAGAAGCTATGTCTGATGAACACATTTTAGTTGGCACAGATGTTAAAGCTAGAAATGAAGAAGAAGCAGTAAAAACTATGAAGTTAGTTTTTGGCAAGAAGATAAACAAGAATACTGTTTTTTTAATTGTTAGCGAAAACACCATACACTAATGTCAAAGGATTCAAGATTAGAAAGAGCAGGAGTATCTGGCTACAACAAGCCTAAGAAAACTCCAGGACACCCAACAAAATCTCATGTTGTAGTTGCTAAAGAAGGTAGTAAAATAAAGACTATAAGATTTGGACAGCAAGGTGTAAGCGGAGCAGGAAAAAATCCTATGAGCAAAAAAGATAAAGCTCGAAGAAAATCCTTCAAAGCTCGTCATGCCAAAAACATATCTAAAGGTAAAATGTCGGCGGCCTATTGGGCCAACCGCACTAAATGGTAGAGGTAACTATGAAAAAAAAGAAAGGACTGTACGCTAATATTCATGCTAAACGCAAAAGAATAAAAGCCGGATCTAAAGAAAAAATGAGAAAGCCAGGAAGCAAAGGAGCTCCAACGGCTAAACAATTTAAACAAGCGGCTAAAACTGCAAAGAAACCCAAAAAGAAAAAGAAATAAAATGGCCTATACTTTACAAAAAATAAAAGACTTTTTAGAAGAAAGCTCGTCAAATAACGAAATGGTTTTTCCAGAAATTTTACTAACCCATATTAATGAATGGGAAGAAGAAGGAGATGAATAAAATGTCAGGATATTACGGAAAACCTAAAAAGAAAAAGAAAAAGAAAAAAAAATAAGTGAAAAAAACTAAACAGCTTACTCAAAGACAAAAAGATACTTTGAAAAGGCATAGCAAACATCATACGGCTAAACACATGGCCGAAATGAAAAGATTAATGCGACGAGGTAAAACATTTACAGAGTCG